GATGAACGTTGTGTTAATACTAACACATTTCAACTATTTAGTCAAGTTAATATGTAAATTTGTTACATCGACCCTACAGAGCAAAAAATACCCCCGATTTTTTGTCGGGATATATGGGAAAAAAAGTTCGATTTTGGTTTACCTTCCTTTCTTTTTCCTCTTAGGTGTATTAGGTGACTGATATTTCCACAACTTAGGACTAACAGTTCCTTTACCATATTCTATAGACTGTAAACCTTCTTTAAATTTATCCCAATACATATCAAAGAGTTTAGTCCTTGTACCTCTACTTAAATCTAAACACTGTTTATTATCAGCAATGTACTTAATAACCCAAGCATCATTAGGTGCTTGTGTGGTATGAACATCTGCTAGACTACCATTAGAAACTAAAATCTCACAAGCATAATTTGTTTTAGAACTTTCTTTTTCTTCCTTAGTCCAAGGTTCAAATTTAGCTTGTGGTTTAGGATCTAATTTCTTTTCTTCTTTTGTTGCTACTTCCTCAGTCATGATCTACCACCCCATGTAATTTCTGGATATGCCTCTGACACTACATCCTTAGTAATCTTATACTTATCAGTTAATTTTTTATCTTTAGTAAGAATAAGAATCTCTGCCTCCAATGGATGTAATCCTGTAAGAATATTAATGAACATAGTCTCTCTACGAAGACCACTTAAACCATCATTACCACCCTTAATAAAGTTATAAAACTTCTGATATTCTTTTCTGATACTTGCCTTACCTTGATCTTGAGAACCAAGAGAAGTAGTTCTCAGTTCACTCATTTTACTAACAGCATCCTCAATCTTTTCCGATAAAGTACCTGTAGTTGTTTCATCCTCTATATTACTACCATAAGGAACTTCGCCTTGTGGTAAGAGAGAAATAACAGTATCATCAAAGTTCCATATACAAACTGCCATTACAGATGGATGTTTATATCTTTGAAGTACTTCTATCTTCTTTGCTTTACTTCTCATCTTAGAAGCAGCATCAAATACTTCAAATACAAAAGGATTTGTTGGAAGATCTGGAATCTTTTGAGCAGTAACAGTTTTTGCTTTTGCTGTTGACGCTTTTTTAGTCGTCGTCTTCTTCTTTGTCGTTGTCATAATTGTTTTCAAATCTAAATGCTACAATGTCATCTGGAACTAAGTTCCCATTACCGTCAAACATCTCAGGATGTATTCTTGGTATCTCTTGGTAATTCATCATATACTCTCTGGCAACCCAACCACCAATGGCTCCCACTATTAGGAATAATAATGTTAGAAAAGATCCAAATACTAAACTTATTGCTAACATGTCTCGTCCTCCTATTTTAAGTGTTGTGATGTGTATTGGTTTGGTTTTCTTTTTACCTCCAGTTAAGATGAATTCAAACCCACGATTAATATCATAATCTGGCTTATTTATACTGACCTTAGACAATATTTTTTTCTCTGAGGAATTGAACAGTCTCTGTACAACCCCCAATTTTATGTCTCTGCCCCGTATCATCACATACTACCTGTGGAAAGGTTGATCCCTGTCCAAACTCAGCATAAAAATCCTCTTTACTAAAGTCATCATCCAAATTATACACCACATGACTTAGTTTTGTCAACGACATTACTTCTTTTATCTTATTACAATATCCACAACCCTGTCTACTATAAATCGTAAAATTCATTTCTGGATTTAATTTTAAAAAATTATTTAGTAACTTACTATACCACTATTTCTCATAAACACAATAGTATGCTCTCAAATACGGATTTACATTACTATAAAAATAACTATCATTAATAGATGCACATTTAAATCCAGATTGAGAATATAATTCTCCCAATTGATCTTCACTAAAACGATAAGGTCCTACACGAAATCTAATCTCATATGGACTTAAAACTTTTAAGAGTATAGTAGTATTATTATGACTTATCCTATCAATCATATCAAAATAATTATTATAATCCCCTAACATAATAATATTATGTATCAATCCTCTATCTAAAATAACATCATACTTTTCTTTTATCTGACTATCTAAAGCATCATCTATAATAAAATTACTAACATCATACGTCAAAACATTATTAACATCTGTTGCTGTTACATCAAAACCCATCTCCTCTAAATGATATGCCTGAGAACCATTACCACATCCCAAGTCTATAACACTAAGATTACTCTTACCTTTAAAATATTCTTTAAAATCTAAGTCAAGGGAATCATGATCCCAAGGATTTAATTCCATTATAATTAATATATTTAAACTATATTATAACATAGTTTAAAAACCAGCAGCAAAAAATCCTGATAAACTAACCTGACCTCCTCTAGAAGTTATTAAATCATCAGTATATTTTGCTGTAGTTATAGAATCTGTTTTTATACCAGTTGGATTATATGTTGGAGCAAGTATTGATGTAATAGCACACCCTAAAACTTGTTTCTCATTAAGAACAGATAAATCATTAATCTTATAATCTTGTTGATCACCAGATCCAAAAGAACCAGAAACTACATTTATTCCTGTATTAAAGTCCCATTTATTAGTTGATTTATCCCATGTTATAGACTTTGTACCGTTCCCAAGAACAGTTATTCCACCACCATCCGCAGTATCATCATTAGGTCCACTGAAAGTAAGTATATTAACATCAGTACCAGTACCACTAAAGGGTGGAGATACAGTAAATGAATTTTGAGTAACGCCAGTTACAATGGTATCATTAGGTCCACTTAGTGTAACATTTTGTGGATCAGATAAAGTAAGAACAGAACCTTCAGTAATATTAGAAGTATCAGATACACTTGTTACAGTATCACTTCCTGCACTAATAGTTCCTGTAACTGTAGTTGGCATAATATATCCCAACTCAATATTTCTATCTTTAATCTTAACATTAGATGATCCTAATATAGTAGTCTGGTTCTTAACTGTAAAATCATTTGTTCCAGTTAATGTTCCACCTAACTGTAAATTTCCAGTGACTATAGAATCTCCAACAACATGTAATTTAACTCCATTAGCTGTTATACCTATACCAAGATTACCTTCTATTCTGGCATGACCCAGAATCATTTTATCATCACTATCAAGAAGTCCACTTACAGCATAAAATAACTGACCATGACATACAAAACTAATCTTTGAGTTCCTATTAGAGAATCCAACAATAGTTTGTCCTTCTTTTATTTTTATATCTGTTCTAGTATATGTTTGTCCTGGTTCAATTCTTTTACTATATTCAACATATTCAGAACTATCAAAATTATCTAATCCAGCATTAGAAACACCTATTGTAGCAGTAGATGCCTCAACACCCATGTTACATACACTAAGAGTAACATTGACTTGTGACCCTGTAGGAGCAGTAAATATAGATCTCTTTTGTTTATCTGTTGTTATAATATGACTAAGAACACCAGATCTAACTGGATGTAATGCATCACTAATAGTCTGACCATAAAAAAAGAAATTGATATCAGTCTGATCTGATCTAACTATTAATTTTTGTCCAGCACCTACATGTATATCCTGAGTTTCATATGTCTCACCATACCTAACCTTTTTATTATATTCAAAATACCTTAATGAGGATCCATCCTCATATGCAAGTTGAATACGAGCAGGAGTAGAGTTCTTACTAGCTATAGATACCTTACCTACAGTTAACTTATCAGCACTTCCTGTATATAATGTTAAAGGTTGTCCAACTGATGGTATAATGCTGTTTAATAGTCCAAATGCCATTTAAACACACAATAATTTTAAGTATTTATCTATGATTATATTAACAGGATCAAAAGGTTTTATAGGTCAGAACTTTCTTAAGTATCTGATAGAACATTCTGATGAAAAAATCATTACAGTTGATGAGCATGACTGTTGGGATTGGATAGCATACTTTAAGGACTGGGATAAAGTATCCCTTATACTACACCAAGGAGCGATCTCAGCAACGACAGAAACAGATATAGATAAACTCCATAGAACTAATGTTTGGTTCACTATAGAACTGTTTGAGAGGGCAATAGAGCATCAAATAGACGTTAAGTTTGCCTCATCAGCATCAGTATATGGTAATACTAGAAAGAGTTTATTCGCAACTACTCCTAATCAAATATCCCCGTTAAATTATTATGCTATCACTAAACTACAGATAGATTATTATATACAAGACAACCTAGATAAGTTCTCATCTATTCAGAGTTTTAGATACTTTAATGTATATGGACAAGGTGAGGATCATAAGGGAGATCAAGCAAGTCCAGTTCATAAGTTTACCAAACAAGTAAAGGAAACAGGTAAACTAAAACTGTTTGAAGGTTCAGGCAAATATCTAAGAGATTTTATTTGGGTTGGAGATATAGTAGAAGTCGTTCTTAATAATGATAAACCATCTGGGATTTATGATCTAGGAACCAGCAGTCCAGTTAGTTTCAAGACTGTTGGAGAATTGATAGCATTAAAATATAAAGGAGAAATAGAATACATTCCATTCCCAGATCATCTAAAAGGAAAATATCAATATCTAACTATAGCAGAACAGATATGGGACTATCAATTTATAAACGTAGCACAGTATCTTAATCTCCTGTAAAAACTCTAT